ACAATAATAAAAAACTTTGATAATGATACGCTAGAATATGATCGTGATTGTTATCCTTGGGATATATGGGTATTAGAGATAATACAAGAACTATATCCTTATGTAACTAGTCTTGAAAATATACACAATGAGGTAGCTACTAGAGAACTTGTATATATAACGGATATGGTGCAAAGTAAATTAAGTTCTGTTCAATATTCTAAAGAGTTTGATGCTTTTGCAGAAACTTATATATCGCCTCTATTAGAAGGTAAAAGATATTTAATTAAAAGACGCCCGACTCTTAATTTAGTTATACCTAATCAAGAAAGATTTGGTAGAAAATTGCCATTTCATCAAGGAATATTTTATAAAAATGGTAGAGGACAAGGCACTATATGGATGCCACTAACAAAAGCCTATGATACTAACTCTATGTATGTAGTGCCTACAGATAGTTCTAGAAAAATTACTAAGGCTCTGATAGCAAATGAATGGAGTCAAAAAATGTTTGAAGATACATGCCTAGAAACTGCCTATCCAGTAGATTTAGATGTAGGTCAAGCACACCTATTTCACCAAGAAATTTTACACGGTAATGTAAATAATAAAACTAGTATTACTAGAATGGCTATAGATTGGCATATATTAGTAGAAGGAGAAGAATTTGGAGGTAGACTACCTGGTGGATTCTTTAGATTACCTAATGACATAGAGTATAAAACACTAGACCATACAAATAATACCTGTATAGGATATATAGGTAATAACACAAAATATGATAGAGATATTCCTTTAAATCTGCAAAGAGACGCAGTTCGATCTTTCTGTAAAACGTATAATATACCTAATAATATGATGCAGGTTGAAAATGAGTATCTACATTGGATGCCTATATTAGAAGAGTTGTTAGAATCAGAAATAGATGTTATAGTTATGAGTAGTATATACTCTTTACCTGATAACACTCATAGACGTGAATACATAATGAACTTAGCTTTAGTAAATAAAATTACTATATGGTTTGTTAATGAAGAGTTTTGTTTAACTACAGAAGAAGAAAAGCAAAAAATTAATACATATTTAAATTTTGGGTATAAACATAAAGGATGGATGCCGTGGGAGACATGATATTACAAGAAACTTGTATAGATTATGATTTATCTTTTATACATAATATTGAATGGTTTAACTATAAAGACCCTTTAAAAGATATTATGACTCACCAACTTAAAGAACTGCATGCACCATATGGAGGTATGCCCTCTAGCTATACAGATGAAAATACTATCATATATCAAAAATTCTTATCTAAGTCTGAAATAGATTATGAGGTCTTAAGTCAGCAAACAAATATAGATATATACACTGTATCAGTAATAAGACAAAGACCAGGAAACTGTATACCTCTACACGTAGATAGGTTTTATAAATTAAGACAGATGAAACCTGGTGGAGAACCTGTTAGAGCTAATATTTTTGTAGAAGATTGGGCAGATGGACATATACTTCAATTTGGAAAAGAGATGAAATGGAATTGGAAAAAGAACACAGGATGGGTGTTTAATGAGCATGTTCCTCATCTATCAGGCAATTGTGGTATGCAAGATAAATATACCCTACAACTATCAGGATTCTTTAAGTAATGGAAATTAGATATACAAACTTACCCGATAATAAAAATAAACCTTTTGGTGGAGCATATAGTGTTCATGATAGAGAGTTAACTTCTTATAGAGATGAAACTATAAGAATGTTTACTATTAATAATAATTATTCAGTAAAAAATGCAGAGATAATTAAGCAAGACTTTTTACAAACATATAAACAATGGATGTTTAGCTATTTTCCAAGAGTTAAGGGAGTAGAACAGTATAATCATATGTGTTTTACACAAGGTACTACAGAATCTTTTGCACAGTTTTATATTAGGTATAGAAATAATAAACGATTAAGAATTGCTAGAGGTGAATATTTTTATCATCAAATGATGAAAGCTTTATGGTATGATGATAATTTCGTGTGGTTAGAAGATGAACCTATTAAAGAAGGTGATATAGTAATACTAAGTGTTCCTTTTTCTGATACAGGAGCAGTACCTAGTGATTTAGAAAAAATGTTATGTGATTGTGATAGATTAAAAGTACCTGTTATGCTAGATTTATCATATCTTAATATATCTATTGATTTAGAATTTAGTCTAGATCATTCTTGTATAGAATATGTATTATCATCTCTTTCTAAAGTATTTCCTATTGAGTCACACAGAATAGGAATTAGGCTGCAAAAAGAACCTTTTGAAGATCAAATATATGTAGTAAATGAACATAACTATAATTATATCAATTTGCTAAGTGCATATCTTGGTACAGCTATGATGAAAAAGTTTTCAGCTAATTACGTGTTTGATAAGTACCGTGATAAACAACTAGCACTTTGTCAAAAACTTGATTTAGTACCTTCCTATTGTGTGTATTTTGGTTTAGACTATACAGGAAGATTTAAAGAATATAATAGAGGTAATAACGGTAATAGATTATGCTTTTCAAGAATATGGGATGGAAGACAAAAATATGACTTGTAATAATGATTGGGATGAATTAGAAGAAATGATTGTAGGTACAGCAGATTATGCTACTTTACCTATACCTAACAGAAGTATGATGAAATGTCAGTATCCAAAATTTGAAGAAGAATTTATGAAATCTGTAGCAGGTTTTTATCCTCAACAAATTATTGATGAACAAAATGAAGATCTTGAAGTGTTAAGTAATACTCTTAAGGAACTAGGAGTTAAAGTATATAGACCAGACACACAATATGCTCTTGAATATACTAAATCTCCTACATGGGAAGGTAAGAACTGGCATTATCATTGTCCAAGAGATTTAACATTGATTGTAGGTGATAAAATCATTGAAACACCTAGTCCTATATGGAATAGACAATTTGAGACGTGGGCATATAGAGAAATATTTATGAATATGTTTCATGAAGGGTATTCTTGGATTAAAGCACCTATACCTTTGTTATTTGATAAAAACTATAAAGAAAATACTAAAGGAGTACCTTCACTAAATAATGAGGAAATTCTTTTTGAAGCAGCTAATTGTGTAAGAGCAAATAAAGATATTTTGTATCAAATATCTAATACAGGAAATAGATTAGGTGGGGAGTGGTTACAACGTATATTAGGGGATGAGTATGAAGTACATATTACAGAAGGTATTTACTCGTATGCACATCTAGATAGTACTATAGTACCTCTTAGAGAGGGTCTAGTATTATATAATGGGAGCAGAGTAACTTTAGATAACGAACCAGAAATGTTTAAAGACTGGGATAAGATTTGGATTAGTGAATGTGTTGGTCCTGCTGACCCACCATTAGGATTGCCGTGGGGAGCTAGTGAGTGGATTGGTATGAATTTTATTAGTGTAAATCCGAATCTAGCTATTGTAGATAAAAAACAAACAGAAATTCATGAAAAACTAAATGCTGTAGGTATTGAAACTATACCTTTAGAACTAAGGCATGATAGAATTATTAGTGGTGGTTTTCACTGTGCCACTTTAGATCTAAAAAGAAAGAGAGCCTTATGATATATGGCTTACAATAAAAGTAAAGCTAAAGGTTCAGCATATGAACATAAAATAGCAACATTATTAAGTAAAGAATTTAATGTAGAATTTAGAAGAGTTCCTTTATCTGGAGCTATAGATTATCTAAAAGGAGATATATGGACACCCCATGATACTGCGTGGTGGCCATACTGTATTGAATGTAAACACTATAAAGAAATTCAATGGAATAATCTATTAACTTCCAAAACTACTAATATATTTGGATTCTGGGAACAAGCTGTACGTGAAGCTGAAGTAATGAAAAAGAAACCACTATTATTATTTAGATGGGATAGATCTAAAGATTTTGCAGCATATGATGATGATACAGAAGTTGATGACTATGTAGAGATTTCGTCTTTTGGGCACAAGTTTAAAATAGCTAGATTAGATGATTGGATTAAAGCAGTAAAGAAAGCTGATAAGTTACCTAAGTATAGAGAAGAGAAGTAACATAGCTATTGCTAACTTGTTTTATATTTGTTATATTTATTTATAAACACAGGAGATAAATATGACTAAATCATGGAATGATCTTGCAGATGTGCAAGAGACCGACTATTCAGACCACAACAATCTACTAATTATTGATGCAAATAACCTATCATATCGTTGGCTTCGTAGACCGAATCACGATTCTTTTGCAGATGACTTTATTCGTACTATCGAATCACTAGCAAAGTCATACCAAGCTAAACGTACTATTGTATGTTTTGACTTTGGTAAAAGTTATTACCGAATGGAAATGCTAGAAGACTATAAAGGCACTCGTACAAAATCTGATGACCCTGATGAGGTAAAACGCTTCGAAGAGTTTTTTGCTGTACTTAATTCTCTCCCAGATGAAATTCATGATGAAGTAGTAAAGTTTCGAGGTGTGGAAGCTGATGATACTCTTGCATGGATTACACAGAATCTATCACAGAATTACAATCATACTTGGGTTGTATCTTCAGATAAAGATTTACTTCAACTAATCAAAGAAGATGTATCAGTATTCAATATATTTGGACGCAAAGAGGTAACTCTAGAGACTTTACAAGAAGATCTAGAACTTACACCCGCACAGTTTATGATGTCTAGAATCATTGAGGGCGATAAAGGTGATAATATTATAGGTATTGAG